TGAACACATAGATGATGTGAGAGATTTAACTAGACGATATACATTGAGCACGCGTATGTCTATTCCTATGAATAATTTAGGAGCAGGCACGTATTATACAGGCTCACAAGCGATTTTAAACTCTCCTGAAGTTCTGTTACAATTACCGAGTTCTGTGGCCACATTGTTGCGCTACAGTTCATTTTTAAACAGAATTTCCTATCTCTATGCTTTTTGGCATGGTTCTATTCGGTATAAGATTTTACCATCTAATACTGATAGAACTAAAGCCATTGAGTTGACGGCAAGATATGATTTTAATAGTTCGAATATTAACGCAGCCACGCTTCAGAGACGCACAGTGGCTGGTAAGTGCTGATCCATATTTATGGACCAACACTTCCCAGCAGTCTGCACTTGAAGTGGAACTGCCTTATTATTCGATCTATACCCAACTCGGTACATCATCCCCTTTGCTTACCGCTAATCAGCTGTTAGGCACCGGATGGTTGTATGTTCAAGCTAGAACATTAGATTCAGGCAATTTACGAGCAGTCGGTACGGAACCTATAAATTATTTTTACGACTGCACAGTTTTACATGCTGGAGGAGACGATTTGGCATTCTCCTTTCCAGTAGCCCCCCCCCAAACTTTTTATGTTAAAACCTCATAATCATCTAACCATTTCTTATACCCAAAAAGATTTACATAGATGTGTTGATTTTGTAACAATATGCTGGGCGCAAGTGGGAAACAGAATTATTTTCTGGAGTACCTGGCGTACCAGTAGCGATGCTATTTAGTTTCGAATTTTGAGCCTTTGGAGTATGAAATATTGTGGAGTAAAATCCCTCAATAGGAAGTACAGGCAAGAGAAATTAAGAAAATCGGACTATGCTACACCGAGTTAAGCTCTTCGGAGTGTTTTAGCGGATGTAGGGAGATTGCGGAAATCCATCCCGTGAGGGGTGCCCCAATCTCATTGATCTATGAAGATTAGTATTGACTATTTAGCACTGCGGTTATGGAAAACACGTAGTAAACAACTCAAGACAAGAGGATAAAATCACGGTCGGGTAACCTTTTCCCGTCAGTATTCTAAGTGAGTGCTAGTAACTTTAATTAGTCTAGCCGAAAAAGG